TAATTATGGGCCTAATCAAGCAGATGTAGACAAACTAATTAATCAAGTAGAACTTACATACGGACAAGATAAAGGTAAGAAGGCATTAGAGCAACTAGCACAAATGTCATTCTCAATTTCTAAGGGTGCCGCACCCGGTGCTAGCGATGAGCAAGAAAAAATCAAGCAAGCCAACGCTAGTCAGCCAGCATCAGCGCCTGCTGCCTCTAATACTGCGGCAGCACCCGCCGCTAGTGGTACTGCTCAGCCTGCCGCACAGTCAGGTTCACAACCAAACAGTAATCAGATGGCAGCAAAAATTCAACAATTGTTAACACAGTTGTCTAAGGTTGATGCTAAGGTATATAATGATCTAATCAAGTCATTACAGCCTGCGCAAGTTAAACCTGCACAGCAGCCTGCTGGCCAATTCCAAGATAGACCAGCCGCACAGCCCGGCGCAAGTGCAGGACTAGTTGCTGAATCTAAGAAAAAAATCGGTAAGATTAAAACAAAATGAACCTAGCAGAATCATTAGCACATCTTAAGAGTCGTTTAGACACGCTTGACAAGCCTTTAGTTGTAGAGGCTAAAGGTCACTTAGATCATCCTGAAGATTTAATTTTCTTGGATGATGAGCCAGGCGCACGTAGGGCTATTAGTGCTATTGAAGCAACTGTTAATAATCCTAATACTGTCACTATTAAGTGGGACGGATATCCTGCATTGATTTTTGGCCGCGGGCCTGATGGAAAGTTTTCTATCATGGACAAGCATATGTTTAATAAAAAAGATGGCAGTGGTAGACAAGTATACAGTCCCGAAGAGTTTGCACAATACGATCAGGCTCGTGGAGTAAATCGCGGAGATTTGTACAATCTAATCTCTACAATTTGGCCGGGACTAGAAAAAGCAGACAGAGGTGGAAATGGCTACTACTGGGGTGACTTATTATTCAGCAGACCATTAAATGATCAAAACGGTCTTTACAAGTTCAGAGCCAACCCAAATGGTATTACTTACACTGTAGATACTGATAGTGAAGTAGGAAAATTATTAGCAGGCAAGGACGCAGCAATTGCTGTCCATCAGTTTATTAAAGCAGATGCCGCTAGTACTGATGATGCAGTACCATTAAATGGTACTATTGGTAATCTAGAAAATAATAGTAATGTTGCTATTGTTCCTAGTAAAATGCCAGTAACACCCAAGATAAAACTAAACAATACCCTTAAGACAAAGGCTGAGGCTGAAATCAATAAGTATGGAAGTGCCGTCAGCGATTTAATGAACACTGCCCCTCAGGCACGTAATACCTTTAATCAGTTGTTCACTACGTATATTAACAAGAGAATTGTATCCGGTGACTTAGCAAATCTATTAAATGGTTTCCTAGAATACGTAGAGACAAGACCCATGACAGATAAAATGAGAGCCAAAATTATGGAGCATTTGAGTGTCAATAAACAGGGCTTAGTAGGTGCATTTAAGATTTGGGTTGCTATCTATAATCTTAAAATGGATGTAGTAAAACAACTAGATAAAGCCGCAGAGACAAGCCCTGTAAAGGGCTATCTGCAAGATGGTACACAAACACAAGAAGGGTTTGTGTCACAGGGTTTAAAATTTGTCGATAGAATGGGCTTTAGCCGTCAAAATCTTGCAGGCCGTTGATACCAAAACCGACTTTTTTTTAAACAGGAATAAATAAAAGTAGAGACCGCGAGTCTCATAACATAAAAGGAAAACAAAAATGGCACAATTTACAAGAGTCAATGGCGACCTTAAGCCAGTACAGTGGATCGACAGCCCATCATACACCAACACTGGTGTTAATGCTGTAACTTCAGCAGCAACAGTTCAGCCACAGGGTCCAAAGTTGGACTTCTTCACTGCAACTGCAAACGGCGCTCTAACTACAACTCAGATCAATGCTGGTATTCAGGCAATTCAGCAGTTGGCAACTATCTACATCTATGAGTACACAGACGCATCTAATGACACATTAGCATTCGCTGTATACCCAACAGGTGCATGGACTACTGCTGGTCTAGTAACAGCCCTAGAAGATGCTAACGGTCCCGCATGGGCTAACGCTGTAACTGTAACAGCATCAGCAACATTCACAAACTAATATTAGTTTGAATTAAACATAGAAAACCCGGGATTTATTCCCGGGTTTTTTATTGGCATTAAATATATGCATGTCACATCGTATATGTTGTTATACATTATTTGATATTACGCAAACTGGGGTATTGAATCGCTCAAAGCCTCAAGGGCCAGATGTGGCACACTGGTTATATAGAAGAAATGCGCAGTGTAATTTTGATACATTATTACAAGTTATTTCACTACGCTCTCAACCTGAAGTTATTAAAGTTCCTCATAGGATAGAAATCAAAGATAATCTCATTGAAAAATTTGGTTTCTTATATGAGTTTAATCCCGATAATCCGCAGTATTGCTGGAAGTTTGAATTCGAAATACAACATTCAAGTGTATTTGAGAATGGAATAGAATCATTAGGTGCCTTATACAAAGACTGTGAAGGTGTCCCTATGATTTTATTAGACAATCAGAATGATAGTATTCCTAAGTTTTTAGATGCATCACCTGAATTGCGCAACGTTTATTTTGAGGTAGTATGACTGATTTTAAAAAACTTGAAAACTTTTTAGCACAACAATTGAAGGGAGACCTTAGGACTATTCTCATCACTACAGATGAAAATGGTAACTATGAACTATTTGGTAAATATGTCATTGTGCCTACAGGAACTGGATATTATAAGGTAGTAGTCAATTCAACTGATGAGCATGAATTTGGTACAGTAAAGTATGCAGTTGCTTGGTGTACCTTTGACCAATCGAAAAAATATCGTGAAGCAAGAAGAATTAAGGAACTAGACCTAAAACTATGCAGTATGGAAGTAGATATTGCAATACACAAAAAGATGATTAAAAATGCAAAAGATGCAGGACTTAAATGCATCTATAGTACCAAACTGCAAGAAGATGGTATCAAGAAAAAGATCATGTTAACGGAAATAAATTCCTACATAAATACGTCTAAGATGATCCAGGCTCAGCGTTTCGAACAAAAGAAACAGCCAAATTTTAGCCATTTAAGATAAATACATAATCAAAACGGAAGAATAACCCTATGAGACTTAATGACTTAGAAAACAAGAACTATGCTAGCAAAGCACTCGCTGAAAATTTCGAAATGAATTTCGATGTTTCTGCTTTGGACAAAGCAAAAACTAGAGCCATGTTAACAAAAGTTCATGGTCTTATTAAAGAATCAAGAAGTGCTAGTGACTTCTATAAAAATCAAAACAGCCCTGCATACCTAAAATTGGTATTTATGGCTGAAGCATTGACAGCACGTTTCCAACAGTTGAACAGTGTTCGTACCCGAATCGTTCTTGAAAACGAAGAAGTAGAAAAGTCACAGGTTATCCTTGCTGCACAAGATATGGTTGACAGTGTACAAAAGATGTACGAAGATGTTAACGACATGCTTGTTAAAGAACTACCTGCTCTGGTGGATTCAATCCAGTCTGAAATCGGTGCTAATGAAAGTGAACAGTTTAACACTCAGGCATCCGAGACACTCACTAATCTTAACGCAACATTGCAACAGGCAAAGACTGCACTACAATCTGCTCTCGGTGGATTGACAGGGCAAGGTGGTGTAGCGTTTGGCGCTGATATGGGTGCTGATATGGGTGCTGATATGGCAGCCCCTGCAGCAGGTGATGAAGAAGTAGAAGTAGATACTGACGTTTCAGCCGAAATTCCTGAACCTGAAGTTCCTGCTGAAGAACCTGAAGCAGCACCTGTTGGCGGAGTCGGTAGAGCAAAGAGGTAATTAATGCGCCTCTATGAATTTGACGATGAAAGTACTTACGTTACTAAGATCGTTACTCTAGCCAATCAACTTAAAGATGAATTAGACAACGGAGATATTCCATTGGATTACTCCGTTGACGACCTACAAGAATATTTCAGAAAATATGATGTTATTTTAGATCGTGATGATCTTTATAACATGATTACTAAACCACCACTTAAAGATGTTATTAGAAACATTCAAGGTGATAAGGTTGTGTTTAAGGGTCAAGCAGAACCCGGTGCAGCACCTCAGGATCAAAATCAAAAAGTTGTCGCACAGATGGCTAAAAACGCCCTCAAAAAATAATCCATTATCGTTGACATTCGCAAAAAACTTATCTATACTGTACAGTAAGATAAACTAAATATTTGCATGCTCACAGTAACAGAACCCGCACACGAAAAAATTATAAAGCACTTGACAAAGCGCGGCAAAGGTCTTGGCATACGAATAGGTGTTAAGACTACCGGCTGTTCCGGTTTGGCTTATGTACTTGAATTTGTAGATACCGCCAACGAAGAAGATATCAAGTATGAACAAGATGGGTATGCAGTTTTTGTTGATCCAAAGTCGCATGTATATCTAAATGGAATGACTGTTGATTACAAAAAGAATGGATTAAATGAAGGGTTCGACTTTGGTAATCCTAACGCCAAAGATCATTGCGGCTGTGGTGAAAGTTTCAGAGTATAAATGGCATTAGAAATCTCGCATCTAGTTGTTAATGGTTGTAGTTTTACATATTGTCAAGGTTTATATGACCCGCCTACGGAAGGTTGGCCAAAACTATTAGCAGATAAGTTAGGAGTCCCCGTTGTTAATATTGCAATTCCGGGTTCAAGCAACGAAGGGGTATATCGTAGAACCTATGATTATTTCTACAAAAATTTATTTAACAATTCTAAACCATTCTTTGTTATAGCAATGACTCAACTCTCTAGAAGAGAAGAGTATTTGGTAGAAAATCACGTGGGGATACTGCAGGACTTTGCAATCATTTCTAGTAATGATAAGATTCCACTGTCTAAAGAAATTTATAGAAATATGGATGATAAGGGATATTGCCTAATGCAATTTAAAAAATTGTTGCATTGGCAATCTTTAGTCAATCTATTTGAATCACATAACGTACCATATTTGACTTCAGATTACATGCCTGATGCCTCAGGTTTGGTAGAATCTTTCATTATGAAAAATTATTCTGAATTGCACTATCAAGTGTATTCTAATCCAAAAAGATTAATAGACTTTCCTGAGGTAACAAGAAAATATCCTAAAGCACTAGATCACGGGCATGATGGTAAAGAAGCACAAGTGGTATTAGCAGATTATATCTATAAGCAACTTGTAAAACGATATGGGGAAGTTATTCCAGTCAAATCAGATTTCTTAAGTCTTAAAAATTTTAGAACACAACACAAACAGTATTTTGAAACTAGAAATCAATGGTATATGTATGAAATGGGGATAGAAAGATTTTATGGCCTTAACTAAAAAATTTAATTATGTAGAACTAAAGAAAGAAACCGTTAACGGATCAAGGAAGTATATTACGCCTGATGGTTTTGCTGTACCCAGTGTTACTACTATTTTAGATGCAACTAAAACAGAAGAAAGTAAAAAAGCACTCAATGAGTGGCGCAAACGTGTTGGACCCGAGAAGGCACAACAGATCACAACAGAAGCCGCAGGTCGTGGAACACGTATGCATAAGTGGCTTGAAAATTATGTAAAGACAGGAAACACAGGTGAGCCCGGAAGCAATCCATATAGCATGCAATCACATCAGATGGCGCATTCAATCATATCTAAAGGACTATCCAACTGCACCGAGTTCTGGGGCACGGAAGTATCTTTATACTTTCCTGAAGTTTATGCTGGGACCACAGACTTAGTTGGCATACATGATGGTCAAGAAGCGATCATGGACCACAAGCAGACAAACAAGCCCAAAAAGCGTGAATGGATTGACGATTATTTCATTCAGACTGCGGCATATGCTACTGCTCACAATGAAGTATGGGGAACTAATATCCGCAAGGGTGTGATCTTTATGTGTTCTGCTGATAATAATTATCAAGAGTTTATAATTGAGGGAAGTGAATTCGATGGCTATGTGTCTAAATGGTTCACTAGACTAGAAGAATACTATACTAAGTTCCTATAAGATTTAATGTCCTAAAAGCATAAATAAGTGTAATCAATGGGTAAAGATTACACTTATGGCAATCGTACAGATATCTAAAATTCAGCAGAGGGCAGGTAATTTAGTTGACCTTCCCCAACTAGACGAAGCCGAGTTCGGCTGGGCATCCGACACCAAACGTCTTTTTATTGGTAAAACCACACCCAACGAAAACATTGAAGTTTTAACAGGGTACTCCGAAATCAGTTTTAGTCAAATTGATGGGAGCGGTGGTGGTAATCTTAATATTTCCAATGCACAGACAGGTCAAATACTAACCTATGTAGACTCAACTAATACTTGGGTAAATTACACAGGTAATATTGAACCTCTAGGCAACACTAAAATTCAATTAGGACCCGTACAGAATTTAAAAATCGAAGGCGGTGCAATCGGTTATGTGTTGGAGACAGATGGTTTAGGTAACTTAGCATGGACTCCCAAATCAACTATTATTGCATTTATTCAGAATGTAACTAAAGCAAACCCGGGTGTAGTCACTACTACTCAAGATAACTTCTTTGTCGATGGTGCTGAAATTACCATCACTGACGCAGCGGGTATGACCCAGTTAAACGGTCAGTCATACTATGCTAATGTTCTCACATCCAATACCTTCTCGCTTTATTCTGACCCTGGATTAACAGTTCCGGTCAACACTAGTGGATTCAGTACATATGACTATACTACAGTAACCGCAACAACGGTTGCAACTAATATTATTACTGTAGGCAACAGTGGATTGTTTGCATTGAACCAAGAAGTAATGTTCTTAGGTTCATTAGGTAATAGTGGGTTACAAAACGATACGCCTTATTATATCAAGACTATTAATAGTGGAACAGAAGTCACAGTTTCACCTACTCTATTAGCCAATGGTACTGCGGGCACAGTATTATCATTACAAACTACAGTACTGTCTGCAAATATGTATGGTACTGGTGGTAGAGTAGTTTCAGCAGTATCAGGTGGAGGCACATCTGCTGCCGAAGGTTCAAACACAACCATTCAGTTTAACAACAATAATATTCTTGACGGTGATGCAGACTTTACGTTTGATTTTGCTCCTGCATCAGGACCAAAGTTATTAACTCTAGTAGGTAATGCTAACGTTGGTAATTTAAATGCTACTGGCGTGGTTACATCAACACGTTATATTTCTAACGTAGCAACTGGTACTGCACCGTTAGCAGTTACTTCAACCACACGTGTTGCTAACTTGAACGTTGCATACTCAAATGTAACTGACTTTGTTAATATTACTACTGCAACTACAGGTACATTCTACCCAATGATGACAAATGCATTGACAGGTAACGTTCCTGAATTTGCAAACTCAGCATTGACATTTAACGCATTAACTGGTAACTTGTCAACTACATTGTTGAACGTTACAAGTAACGCAAATATTGTAGGTAATTTAGGTGTTACTGCTAATGCTATTGTAAACAACTTTGTATCTAATAACTTTGCCAACGTTGGTGGCAATCTAAACGTTACTGCTAATGCAAACGTAACTGGTAATTTAAACGTTACTGCTAATGCAAATATTACAGCAAATCTAGCATCAAATAACGCCGCTATTGGTAACTTATTAACAGTCGGTGCTAATGCTAACGTTACTGGAAATGTAAACATTACAGCAAACGTTTCTGCTAATAACGGTGCTATTGGTAATCTATTGACAGTTGGTGCTAATGCAAACGTAACTGGTAATTTAAACGTTACTGCTAATGCAAACATTACTGGACGTTTAAATGTAACTAACGTTGCTACATTCTCTGCGAATGCAAACGTTACTGGTAACTTAAATGTCACTGCTAACGCAAACATTACAGCAAATCTATCAGCAAATAATGCCGCAGTTGGAAATCTATTAACAGTTGGCGCTAATGCTAACGTTACCGGTAACTTAAATGTTACTGGAAATATTTTTGGTGCAAATCTATATCAGAATGGAACAAGAGTATTCCGTTATGTAGCATCAAATACTGCACCAAGCAACCCTGTTGCAGGTGATCAGTGGTATTACATTGCAAGTGACGTATTATATTCATACATTAATGACGGCACAACAGGTCAGTGGGTAGATATTTTTGATCCAAGTTTTCCA